TATATCTTCAATATTTTTAACACCATCCATTGTGATGATATCAGTTCCTCCTATAAAACAACCGTACTCTTGGGAAAACATCTGTTCTCCCATCTTCTTTTTCTTTTCATTCATCAATTCCTGGGTATAGCCCCACCACCAACCATATTTCTTCTTAACGTACTCATTCTCGGTCATCCACATTCGATGATACATGTTGCCGACACCGCGAGGCGTTGATTCTACAACTATCATCCCCTCTTTAGGGACTGATTCCTCAAGACCCAACATTTTTTCTTCAGCTTTATCCCAAGAAGAAAGTTCTGTCACTAACAAATAATTTATCATGTATCCACGTCCGACATTCTCACTGCTGGGCAAAACAATTATCTTGGATTGTAATTTGGGAAAACTAATTTCATACTTAGAATCGTATTGGAGAGTAGGTCGCAGGGCTAACGGAGTACTATTATAAAATGTCTTAACCTTATCCAATAATTCCGATACGACTTTCTGGTTATATCCGACAAGGACAGTTGTTACGCCAGGGTTCATAATCGTCTTATGGTAAAAATATCCGACTACGGATGTAGAAAACCCCAATTGCCGCGCTTTCAATATCATCACCCGATTACTGGTCTTTAGCGTATTAAATAAATCTTTCTGAGCTTCATTTAAAACGAACGGAGCTAAACCGCCTTTCTTAACTTTTATCTTGGTATAATTTTCCAGATAAAATTTAACATCCTGAAGTTTTTCCAGTTCCTTATTCATATAATCCTTTGCCTATTTTATCTTCCTCTTCTTGTATTCGTTTTTCTTCTTCGGGAACTTCAGGAATTATCACTTCGTAATCGGGAGATATTATTTTTTTTTGTTCTCCTCCGGAAAATTCCATTTCCTCTGAAGTCTTTTTAACAATATCTTCCCAACCTACCTTGCTCTCGTTAGTCACATCCTGATAACTGTCCAATCCCAAAGATTTTAATAACATTTGCCATCCCTTTAATCTAATCGCTCCCATTTCTTCTTTGTCATTACAAATCCCCTTAATGCCATCAACAATAGTATCTAAATCAATACCTTTCCGAAGCAAGGCTTCGTGATATTCCTTGCGGATGGCAATCTTGTCCAAAGTCCGATAGACTTCGGCGACCGTCCTAACACCAATCATCTTTTTAAGTTCCTGAACATCAGTAGTGATTTGTAAAGCTTTTAATAGTAGATTTTGTTGTAAAAGATTTTGCCTATGATAATTGTATTGCCCCTTGACGAACATTACCGGCTTTAACTTCATATTATTTTCTAAATTCATAATTCTTAAATTTAATAAACGGGATTCTTGTCTGATAGGCGAAAGCGACCGTAAAATAATCTTTGTCCTTAATCTCATCCACTTTCGATAAGGCGTAATTAATTACATAGTCTATAAATTCGGTATACCGCATTTTATGTCTTTCCCCGTAATCCAGCAACTCCAAGCGTTCGGGCATTTG